CCACCTACAACTACAACTTCTCCAATCTTACACATCAAGTCGTGACACTCAATAGGAAATAATCTTCTACCTTTAGCACCCTTGAACTTCTGTATGCAGAACTGAAACAACTCAACTAATGGTGCAGGTCCTGATGCTCTACCACCAAATGTCTTTAGTCTTGCACCTGCTGGTCTGACCTGTGACACATCCCAAGTAGGTACTTGTCCTACGTATAACATAGCTATAAGTTCTCTCAATGCTTTTGCCCAACCGGGTCGGCTGTCACCTACAGTGATGATAGTAGTGCTGTCCTCAAAGTGTTCATTGACTATGGGTAGCTTATCTACATTTTCTCTTTCAACAGAAAAGCCTACACCTGTGCCACACATAAGTATGTACATACATTCATCGAATGAACGTGGACTATCTACAGGTATATAGCTACAGTTGTAGCCACCTACGTGACATCTATCTAAAGCAGGTCCTGCTGTCATTAATGCTCTCATACTAGGCATGACACCTAAGTTCATTATCTGACTAGTCATTTTTTCTTTCAAAGCCTTAGTTACAGTATAATTATAATTTTTATCAAGGTGATTATCCATATACTGAAAGTATCTGTCTACGGTTTCTCCCCAATTCTCTCTACGTTGCTCATCATCTTTCCACCTTGCATAGCGAGACAGTGCTATGAAGTTCTGATAGTCAGTTGGCAAATAATTACTTAGCATTTTCTACTCCATTAATACTTTCATGTTTTTAACTTTAACACCTTCTAAATCGTGAAATAATTCATTCATATAGTCTTCAAAATCTTCAGTAACATCCCCATCTGAAGGTATGGGATAATCTTCAGGGTCTACCTCAAGGGTAAGCATGATTTTAACTTTTATCATCGTAGACCTCTATAAGTTTATTAAGATACCATCGTGCCTTTTCTAAATCCTCAACACCATTCTTGTATTCATATCGCCATATATATTTTAATATGTTTCCTTGTAAATAATATTTGAAACCTTCATTTGTTGCAGCACCAATAGCATCAATAGTTTCAATACCTGCTTTATTATAGTGAATAGGATGATTTACCATATCTTCCATCTCTGCTTTTTTTGCCATCATTTTCATATACTCCATGTGTCTTAGCATTACGCACTGCCTTCAGTGTCTGCATCAAAAGACAATACCACAACATTGTCATGTCTGTCAACTACTTTTGCTTTTTTCTTTTCAGGAACAAGATTAAGTTCATCAAACTCCATAGCTTTATCTTCTAGCGTTTTTCTAACATATTCATCATCTTCCATGACAGGAACAGAAGAGCAAACCACCTTGCAGAAAGAAAGTACACCATAATAATCATCATCTGTCAGTGGATTATCAATAGATGTAACAATAGAAAGGTCAACTTCTCCTGTCCATACTCTTTTACTATCTAGTCTAGGTCTTACACTTATGATAAAATCTTCTTTTCTTATTTGATTAAATACATTCTTCACTTTACTCTCCTCACTTTTTTACCTTTAAATTTTATAAATATAGGATGTTTGTTTTTACCCTTTTCTTTTAGCCAATCTTCAGGTATTATCCTGTCATAGTATCGGAATCCGTGTTTAATACACCACTCTGCGTATGTAGATTTCGCACCTTTACTTAGCTTACTTCGACTGTTTGTAAATACAAATCTAATATCTAGTTTAGGGTGTTGCTTCTTAATGCACAAGTGTTTTCTTCTATCCGTTGTTAAAAACCTTCCTTTTGTTTCTATTATTATACCATTCTTTAATATAAAATCAGGGGTATAGGTACGATAGGCTAAGTCTTCCCACTCTATCTTGATAGATTCGTATTCATAATTATACTTTATCGTATCAAGAGCCATAGAAATCTTATGCTCTAACCCACTCCTATACCCATACTTTATGGCTTCTCGTCTTACTTTATGAGGAGACACTTAGGCACTCTTGAGACTTATGTACTGCACCATCTTAGGTTCTTTAGCTTGAGACATTTGTGCAGGTAACTCTTTGAGAGTTTCCCAACATGCTTGTCTATAAGAACAGAAGTTACAGTTTTTATTTAGAACCATATTACCTGTTTCTTTACCTCTAAATGTTTCAGGTTCAGGTTCAAAACATCGTACTAAGTCTTTAGATTTGACAGCTTTTATAGACTGTTTGACTTTATTAAGTTCTTTATCCATGTCTATGTTAGCAGGAACATATTTAAATTGACCATTAGCTTTGTTGACAACCCACCAACCACCTGCTTTGTAGCCTGATGCTTTTGCATAACCTGCAAGTTGTCCTACATAACCAAAGCTATCTCCTGAAGCTAACGACTCATAAGAGTCAAACTTATACTTGTACGACCAATCAGATGCAGACTTGATATCGTCTACTGCTCCATCAACAACTAGGTCGTAAGAGCCTGATATAGTATTCTTGTCATCAATTTTAAGTGCTACAGTATCACTGTCTTTATAGTCTACTTTAGCTTCTGTGAGTAATGCCTTAAACACAGACTCGACTATATCGCCAATCATCATGTTCATAACAAACGTAGTGGGTCTAGGTAGTGCAGTCTCAGGTCTATTCTTTTCAAACCATAGTTGACATGAAGGTCTACCTATATTAGACATGCGTAACCTAAACCCATCTCGCTTATTACCACCTGCAAACTGACGTTTGAGTGCTTCCTTTATTTCTTCGCCTACACGATTAATAGTTTCATCACTCATTGATGTCAAACCCTTAGAAGCATTTTCTAAGTATTGACTAATCGCCAATTCACCACGATGTTGCATTAGGCTACCTCTTCTTCTATGTCAATAAAGTCACCAACAACAGAGTTGTCTTCTTCACTATGCTTTTGACTTGCTTGAGAATCCCACTCATTAATGATATAACTATTGTAGTTTTCTACCCAAGCTAAGAAGTTAGCAAATGTTTCTTGGTCTTCGTTAGATAATTCTATAGTCTTAGACATATCTAAACTAGCAGTAGGTAAGTAAAAACAATTACCATTAGGTAGTTTTCTTTCCTCTGTACCAAGTGTCACATTATGCTGAACAGGTAGTCTCTTCATTTGAGATAACTTCGTAAATGGCATAGCCATAATCTTGAAGGCATCTCGGTTGTCAATCTCCCATATGAATGGTTGACTGCCTACTTCAATAGGTTCTCCCTTTTCATTGGTTGGTTTAACTAGGTCAACCATACCAAAAATAACACGAACACGTTTTATCTGCTTGATAAGTTCCTGTGTCTTCTCAGGAAGAGATTTGAAGTCTTGAATATATCCTGATGGTTTGCCACAGTTGAAGCCACCCTGATTATCTTTCAAGTCTATATTAAGATTATCTGCCATAAGAGTTTTATGATATGTACCCATAGGCTCACCTGCTTTCGCAGACATATTCTTTACAAACCTTTTGTACATAAATCTCTGTATAAAAGGTCTTATAGTCGCAGAGGTTGCATAGATAGCTTTATCATCAGGTATATCTAATTTATAAGTACCACCTTGCACAACTTCTACATTCATAGACTTGCCTTGTACTTCTGCTTCACCCATAATAGGTGAATGATTTATCTTTAATCTAGGTAGAGTATTTGACTTCTTATCACTAGAAGTGTTCTCTCCTGCTATGCCCATAGCCTTCGCCATTGCAGCATAATTACTTGTATCTATAGTTACTAAATCACTCATTTAAGTTTTCTCCTTTATAAAAGTTTTATTGTTATATCATATAATGTCTTTGGTGTCAAGCCAATTATTACCTATTTTTGCTTCTAGTAGTAAAGGTACATTAAAATCAATGTTAAACTTACGATTAATAATACTTAGTAGGTCTTGATTAGCTGAATGTAACAGGAATAATACCTGCTTCTCCTCTTCAGGATGTATATCAATGACTATTGAATCATGCACACTGTTAACAACGCAAGATTTTAAAGGCGAGAGTAACTTATCTATGTGCATAAGTATAAGAGGAACAATGTCAGCAGTAGCAAAACTCTGCACAGGATAATTCTTAACCTGTGTAAAGTGTGTTATCTTACCACTTGCATACCGTTTAGCATCAGGAAATGCAAACTCTCTACCTGAAGGTATCTTTATCTTACCTGTATTCATAACTTCTTTAGCCAATTTGGTGTGCCATAATGCGATTCCTTTGTACTTTTCCGTGAAGTGTTTATAATATGTAGCCTGAGAAGGTGTCCTTCCAAATCCTGTTGCTCCATACAAGGGAGCAAACGTGTGTGCCTTCGCTTCTTGGCGAGATGTTTTCTCACCTGCATCACTAATAACACGAGCAGTATAACTATGCACATCAAATCCATCTTCAATCTCCTTCATTGCAGTTTGGTCTTGTGATAAAAATGCAGCAGCTCTGAACTCTAACTGAGCAAAGTCAGCTTCTAGAATCTTGCCACCTTTCCAACGTGAAACAAATACCTTCTTAACAGGGAATGTACCACCTCTAGGCATATTCTGCATATTAGGGTCAGCACCACTAAATCTACCTGTCGCTGTCCTGTGTTGTAATAGTCGTACATGCAACTTACCATCAGGCTTTATATGTGTCTGTATACCTTCGACAAAAGAAGATAGGTATGTATCTAATGCTGACAGTCTCTGTAAGTCAGACAGAAAGTTCATAGCACTAGTCATATTCTTTTGTTTAGCTATAGTATATAGTGTTCCTAGATTATTCTTATTGACACTAAAACCATTAGCACTAACCCATTTAGCATTGGGAGCATTGAATTTTAAACCACCTACCACCATTCTGTCAGGTATAAATAAGTAGCCACTAGAATCACATACGCTACACTTGGTAGGTCTAGCAAAAGGAGTTCCATCTTTCCTTACCTTTCTAACATGTCCTGCACCTGAACATGTCTTACATTGTTCTGCCTTTGTTTTATACACAATAGTAGACTTAGTAGCTACCATTTGTTTGTAGTCAACATTATCCATGTAGGGTGTAAAGTTATTTGCCCATAATGTTTTGTCTAAAGGCTTTCTGCTATATATAACCCAAGACATCTGTTCAGGACTATTAAGATTAATAGGTGTGTCTCCCATCAATTCCTTTACTTGTTTGTTAAGTCTTTTCTCTATGTCTTGTTTCTCTTGTTCAAACTGAACACGAACAGAATCTAGGGCATCCTTGTCTACAGTAAATCCTCTCTGATATATTCTAGCGAGTGTCGTAGCTACTTGATTAGTAAACAAGACAGTCTCCATAAGATTAGCATTGTCTACTGTATTTAGTCTTCTGTATATGGAATCACTTAGCTGTTGTGTAGCTTTTAAATCAGCAGATAAGTAGTCTGACAATTCCTGTGGGGGAATCTCGTCAACAGATACATTATTCTTAAAATATTCTTTCATTGTATCTTGTTTCTTTGTATCTAAGTCATGCCTAATCGCACATGCTTCCAATGATAATGGCTCTTTCTGACCACGTTGTAATATGTATTCTCCTAACATGGTATCAAAGACTGTGCCATCATATTTGAATCCACACTCCCACAACCACAGCAAATCGTGTACAATATTGTGTCCTATCAAGACTGTAGCTTCGTCTAGTAATTCCTGCACACCTGTGAAGTCATCTCTAAATAAATGCTCCTCTCCTTTATCTGTTAGGCAACCAACCATAACAAGTTTGTTGTTCTCTTCAAATGGGTCAAGGTGTAACTTACCACCTCTATGAGTAACGGTATTCTCTACGTCAAGTGTTAGCTTCATGCTGTATACCTCGCTGTCTTGTAGTCAAGTTCGCAGTGGACTGTACCATGCCAACCTGATAACTTATTCTTTACTATATTAAGATGTCTCTGTACATCTTCTTCATCTTGTCCTTCTACTTGTGGATTCTTAGCTATGAGAATCATAAGGTCAGCTTCAGCGGCTTTTCCTGTGCGTGAGCCTTCCATCATAGCTTGATTTAACACAATCTTACCTTCAGCTTCAGCAGACAACTGTGACATGTAAAAGACTGCACATTCATATGTCTTGGCAATCTGTCTAGCATGTATTGCATTAGCCTTCAATGCTTCATCAGGTCGTGAGAATCCACTTGTCCTAGCAAACTTATCTCCCATATCCAACACTAGAATGTCAGGCTTGTATGCCTTACACACACTCTCCACCCATGCCATGTCACGATTAGATGCGTCACGTATCTTGATATTATCAAATACAGGTTTATATCTTGTCTGTGCCTAACTAGGATTATTCTTGACTTCTTGTACAGTCATACCTGTGGCTGCCGTCAAGTATCTTGCACCAACTCTGTGATAACCTTCTTCGTTACAAAGAATTACACACTTAGCACCTTGATGAGCAAATCCATTTGGACTAGCTATAAGTGATGCATGGAAGGATGTCTTACCTGTATTAGGTCTAGCACCAACCTCAATCAAATGTCCTGCATTTATACCATCTAGCTTACGTGTCAGGCTAGGTATGTTAAATGTCCACCTAGCTTCTAAGTCATTCTTAGCAAGCAATGTCTCAATAGAGATATCATCCCACTCTATATTAAGGTTAGGTGTAAAATCATCCCCATACAACTCAAGAAGATTTCTAAGGGGTTCAAGAGAGGATTTAGCACCATTAACGTAGTCAAAGCCAAGATTAGCAATATCTTCCCCAACGACTTGCTGAAACAATTTAGATAATACTTCTTGTGCAATATCTGTTCCAAGAGGTTGCTCCTTCTTAATGTTATTAAACAAAGCAGAGTATCCTTGTTTCTGTGCAGTAGTCATTGATGGATTGTTAGCTAGAAATAATGCTTCAATCTCATCAGGTGTCACACTTCTCTCATAGATATCTATTGCTTTATCTAGTGTTTGTTTAATCTTACGTACATCCTTACTGAATAACCTGTCAGGGCATTTAGCACCTCTGTGGTCATCATAGAATGTTTTATCCATAAGACTTCGTATTAATGATAATTCCATGTTGTTACTCCTTTGGGGTTAGGCTCATTAAATTTTTTATGTCCGTAGGTGTACGATATTTTAAGTCATCTGTCAATCTAATTATTTTTATATCGTTCACGTGTCCTCGTAATTCTTTTGCAAATGATAATGTCTTTGGCAAGGCATCAGGGTCAAGTGCTATAATCGCTGTTGAGAATCGTGAGAGATACTTCTTGTGAGACTCTGCCAATGACGTACCCAACACAGCTACCCCAACTAATACATCACTACCTACCACAGATGCACTAACACAATCCTCAACAACAACTGCTACCCTACCACATCCATGAACAAAAGGC